ATGGCCACAGGCACCGTAAAATGGTTTAATACTACAAAAGGCTTCGGCTTTATCGCACCTGAAGGCGGCGGAAATGACGTTTTTGTACACATTTCTGCAGTCGAACGTTCTGGTCTGTCTGACCTTGCGGACAACCAGAAAGTAACTTTCGACGTCGAAGCCAGCCGCGACGGTCGTGAAAGCGCTGTGAACCTCGAACTGGTATAAACCATTCCGAGTTGAGAATTCTGAAACGCGACACCAGATCTGGTGTCGCGTTTTGCATTTCAGGGTACCGATTCATCTGTTCCGATTTTGATCACGTTGCAGATAGTTTTCGATCATCGCAACGCCCCCCGGCAATCCGATTTACCTGCCCCCTGAGCAATCAACGCAGGAGGGCTAGACCCAGTATCAAGTCATATCAGTGCATTGGCACAGACATCTGAAAGTTACACCAAAGGCGTCGAACGATGACGGATAGCTTCTGTAGCAATGCAATGCCCTGAAGGATTGGATTGGTAGTCATTGTGCCCCACATCCGTTTACTTCGTGGAACACCAAATGCACCAATTGCCTGATATTTGTAGGAAATGGGATTTATGTGGAGCGGGTAGCGAGATTCCGAAGTTAAGAATTTCGCTTTATTTTCAACAACCAAGTGTCCCATGTGGCTGAAATTACAGCTCAATAAATTCAAAGGGTTACGATCAGGGTGTCCCACGCCGCCATCTTAAACTGAATGACGAACCTGCATCGCCTTCGGTGTAAACAAAGCGTTCCCAGCGCAATATATTGAAATCCCTGATACAGAACGCTTTATTTAAAAGCCCAAATGACGTTTTCGCCATATGTTCCGGTTCACGTAGGTTCAGTGAACCGGAGAGCACTTCGTATACGTCTCACCCGGATAGCTAGGGCAAGCTAAGGAGCCACACCTGACCAGCGAACAATATTCCGATAAACCCTTTGCACACCCTGCAGTCTTAGTTGAGGATTCGGCTCCCCCAAAGCCTGCAGGAAAGATGACGCCAGTTCTGGCCCCTTGCCGAAATTTTCCCTGACATAATCCAATGCATCATGCAGCTCCTGTGTGCGCACATCTCGCTCACAGCACTCTGTAACTGCCTGAGCAACAACAGAAAGCGCTCGGCCCCGCTGCGTATCATTCAGACGCTCCTCCGACCAGCTACCGCCAAAGGCCACATTTTTGAGTTGTTTTTCTATATCCGCCATGAGAACAAATATAGAACATGCGAGATTAAAAATACACCCACCGGATCTGCAACATGACACCAATGCGTACACTATATCTGGATATGAATGGTTTTTTTGCCAGCGTGGAACAGCAGGTTCAACCACGCTTGCGAGGGCGTCCCGTGGGAATCACTGCGCTTGAAACTGGCCCTCACAATAACTGGGCCGGTGGAGTCGTCGCGGCCAGCTATGAAGCGAAAGATGCAGGGGTGAAGGGCATTATTTCCGTGCGTGAAGCCCGCAGCATTTGCCCGGAAATCATCTTTATTCAGGCACGCCATAAGCTATACGCACGCGCAAACCAGGCGATTGCCCGCGCCATCGACCGTATTGCTGAGGTGGAATACATCCGCTCGATTGACGAAATTCAGGTTGGCTTGGGTGGCCCGACATCCGAGCTTCCCGCCGCTCTGGATCTTGCCAGACAAATCAAACAGGTGATCCGGAATGATGTAGGGCAGTATATGCGCTGCTCTATTGGCATTGGCCCCAATCAGCTTCTGGCAAAAATCGCGGGGAAACTGGAAAAGCCCGACGGTCTTCAATGGCTGGCACCGGAAAACATGCCGGATCGCATCGCACATCTGCAATTGGATGACCTGCCCGGTATTTCCCGCCGCATGAAAGAGCGTCTGTTTAAAGCCCATGTCTGGACCATTGAAGACCTTCACGCCCTTGATCCGCGCCACGCCCGAATGATCTGGCGTTCTGTTGAGGGGGAACGATTTGTCAGGGGGCTGCAGGGCGAGAACATACCACTTCTGGAAACATCCCGCAGCGGATATGGGCAATCTAAAGTTCTCGCCCCTGAGTATCGAAATCCCGTCTCAGCATGTAAAGTCGGGCGTTGGTTGACAGAACGTGCAGTTGCAAGGATGCGTCGGGATGGCTTCTGTGCCGGATACTTCTCCGTCTACATTAGCCGCTTTAATCAACGTGGATTTAAACGCAGTCGCACCCTCACCCGGTCCCAGGACACTCGGGTATTTATGGGGCTGTTTGATGAACTGAGCCGCCCTTTTTCTCAAGGGCACACCCATGCAGTAAGCGTGTCTGTGCAGCTTGGGAAACTCATTCCTCTGGATGAAAGGCCTGGGGAACTTTTCCAACCACTGGAAGCTGGAAAAGCAAACCGATCAGAAAAACTGTCTACAGTAGTGGATCACTTAAACCGACGTTATGGCCGGAAGGTCATTCAACATGGTGTCCAACAGGAGCATTTGGGCTTTTTCGACAGAGGGTAACGCCTCACTAATTGCAGATCAGCTCACCATATCGTTTCTGACTGCCGATTACCTGTCCAGCCGCCGCTGAAGGTCATACCATTCTGCGCAACGCAGGGTACGGGCGTTCTGGCGCGCCAGCGCGCGATCCAGCTTCAGTACAGCAACATCCAGCCGATCCCCAGCAACAAGCCCCCCTCTTTCCGATTGACGGCAGTCGCTCGGGTAGTCCGGCCAAACCGCAACCGCACGGGCAACCCCCAGCGCCTCACCGGCCTGAGCCACGCGGGCGCTGTCAGTTGGCGCGCAGGCGGCGCAGAAGGTTAGAATCGACCACGCCATCAGGATTGATTTGTGTTTCATGCTCATATGCTTTCAGTTCTGAGGCGAAACGCAGCGCTTCACCTTCGGCCACCTGGACCTTTTCCTGCAAGGTACGGTTCGCTTCTCTGGCGGCAATCATCCGGCTGCGCAGCGCTTCCAGTTCAGCCTGCGCCGCTGTCAGCTCAAATTGCTGCACAAAGCCCTCACGGGCCGCATTCATCGCCTTTCGCTTGTCCAGAACATGCCAGCCCCAGAGAAGCGAACAGAGAAGCACAGCAAGGCCGACACGGCCCGTCAGAAACTTCCAGCGTTTTGGTTCTGCCGCTAGTGCTTTCACCAGTGTGAACACCCCAGAGATCCAGGGCACTACAAACCCCGGAGACAGAGCGCGGTTTCTTCAGCGCGCCGGTTGACCAGCCCGCGCACGACACGTCCGCCCGCCTTGTTCCACCAGCTCAAAGCCGCGCAGCCACCAGCTATATTCCCTGCGTTCAGCCGACGCGTGGCCGTTGACCGCCCTGCCCCACGAACCCCGACATTATAGGCCAGCGAACGATAGGCGGCATCGCGATACGGTGTCAGACGGGTGGCAAGCGTGTCATCCGTGAAATACCGGTGCAGCCCCTCGCCAAAGTCACGGGTCAGCCGGTGTTGCAGCTTCTGCCGGCACTCAGCATCCGTGGCGCGATCCCCAATACGCACATTAAGCGTTTCACCAAAGCAAAGCGTCGGGACGCCAACAATATCGCGGTACGCGCAGTGCAACTGGGGCGCATCTGCGCAACGGTGCTCCCCTTCCCATTTCACCACCAAGGGGATCAGAACCCGCATGGTTGCGCGCTCAGATGGTTGCGCAGCGACCTGAGAGGCCGCAATGATGGTGCAAAGCATAACAAAGCCGACAACAAGTTTGCGCCGGAATGCCCCTTCTTGGGGTTGCAGGATCAGGCGTCCCAAAACGCCGAGAACAACGATCCAGATTTGCAGAACAGTCCACATCGCCGGGTTTGTATCGCGCTCAGTCAGCCAATAGATCGCATCTGGTGCAAGCGTGACCACAGCAAGCATGTAAAACGCCAAGACTGTATATGAACGAAGGACGATAGATCGCCAGTTTTTGTCAAACATCACATTTCTCCATAAAAAAGCCCGCACGCGGCGGGGTGTGTCAGGTCAGTTTTTCGATTGAGGCCACTATGGCAGGCCGTATTTCCCATTCAGGTATTGCTGGACAGTGCCCACATCCTCGGTCGTCAGGGGCGACGAGAAGGCCAGAACCTCGCAGATCGGCCCCTGCCATGACCGGGACAGTGGCGAACTTTCCTTGCGCCCAAAGCTGGACACATTGAAGCTGACCAACCCCTGATCGGCCGCAGAAAAACGAAGAACTGACAACGGCAGCGGAAGCACAGATGCAGCGAAAGCCGCCCCGTTCTTTGACGCCCGCGTCACAACGCTAGAGTGCCGGATTGCATTGCTGCCCGGTTGCCCCTGGCAGATGGTGGCATCAGCCCCGTCAGCGATCAGACGAGTGTAACCGTCAAAATCAGCGTCGATCCCGTCCTTATAGGCGCAGACGATAAACAGGTCACTTACCGCCGCCTGAACAGCCTGATTTAAACCGGGGTGAAACAGATCCAGCCCGCAATCCTCGCCTGCGCCCCAGACCAGCGCCGGGTTGCCGCCTGCAAGAGCGTTTGCCGGGTCATGAACCGGCGCAACCGTCCCGTGAGTGCCTAGCGCTTTGAGAGGCAAGCCACCGGAAACGCGGTTATTGATCGCTGTGACACGGCCACCGGCAACTGTCAGTGTGTCGCTTGCAGAAGCGTCATACCATCCGATCAGGCCGGGAACATCCGAGGGTGAAACGGCACCCCCTTGCACAGATTGCAGGTCAAATGTGCGCGGTGTATTTTCAGCCGAAGACGTCCCGGAAATGGTACTGGTTAAGCCAAGGTTGAAAACCTTCATCGAACCACCTTAACCGCGCCGTCGCCTGATTGTGCCGCGATGAGTAGCTTTGTCCCTTCGGGGATATTGTTGAAATTCAATCCATCACGTGTTTGAAACTCCTCATAATCCAGCGCATCCGCATCTATGGCAGGGTTGGCCGCTTGCGTGATGCGCACACGGATTGCGGTTGTGGCACCTTGAATGATGCAAGTTCCACCATCTGCCAGCACAGTCACCCATGCCCCCTGAGTGATCGGGAGTTTTTCAGTTTCCATAAGGTTTCCTTTCAGCGTTCAGACAGAAGCTGATCCAGCTTGTTTTCGATGCGCCCCAGACGGCGCTGCGTGTCATTGTCGATAAACGAAATGCGGGCGTCCTGAACGTCCAGGCGCGCGCCAAGTTGTTCAATGCGGCTGTTCTGCGTGTAAAAGGCCCCAAGACCCGCCACGAGCATCGCGACCAACGTCAGCACATTTCCAAGTGTTATGCGTTTATCAAACATGCGGTTTTCCTTTTCTGCTCCAAACCCATTGCAAAAAGCGTCGCCCCATCATTCCGAAATAGGCGACCCATGTTTTTAAGCCCGGCGCACCCGCACTGTGGGCAGCATCAAACCACTGGCTGTCTGAGAACACCGCACCGTTGCCATCTTCCAGCAGAATGTCATGCACGACAGCCGCTTTCAGAAAATACGGATCATGCGGCGACCAGAGCCATTGCAGGCTACGCGGGACAGAGCTTTCAAACTCCCGGCCCTCTGGCACATGCAGCTTCAGGTCAGATCCCTCACGGCCAATGTCCCAGGTGAAGGCTTGCGTGACAACGTAACCACGTGACCCACCAGGCTTGCACCATGTCAGGATCATCCCGTGTACCCCGGAAGCGGTTGAGGCGTGAGGCACTGAATACGCAGGTTCAGGGCAGAACCGCGTCTGTTTCGAAGCTGAATCACACCATTTGACGATGACACTGAAAGGCGACCGCTCGCCGCATTACCAAGTGTGTTCAAATCCACGTTCGAAAGCAGATCGATCAGATAGCCAGCCGGAAGGTCGGCGGTCGGTGAAATCTGCCCAGAACTCGCCACACTGCGATAGCCAAACATAAAAAACTGACGCGACGCGCCGGAGGTTTCAATAATTGAATACTGGCCAGTAACATGAGACGGACGAAATTCAAAAAGCGCGTCTGCCTCTAATGAAACATCAAAGCCGCCAGTTGATGTGGATCGGATTGCGTCGGTATATTTATCGGCAATCCTCTCGATATGCGTCGGACCAAAATGCACCCCATCCGACGTTGGCATCCATCCGATCTTCGCCAAACTGATGTTCTCGATCTCATTCGCGAGTTGATAAAGTTCGGGATTTCGATCATCGATACCGTCCGAACCACCATAAGCGAGATCCCCAATAATAATTGGCGTATCCTCACGGATCAAAGGTGTTGCGATTGACCCCACGGATGAAGGTTCCAGGAAGGCCCCAAAAACACGCACAGTATCGCGCTTGAATTGAGTAGCCTGGTTTCCCGAAGGATAGGTGTTGGTGGAATCTCGGTTTTCCTCTCCCTGATGCCATAGCAAATAGTCCGCTGGCCCCAAGCCAAGGTCTGTCAGGGTTGCACCGTCAGAACGAAACGGCAATGGAACTGTCAGCGCCTGATTTCGGGCGCTCAGAAGATTTGTCCACAACGTACCAGTAGCCGAGGCAAGCCCACCACCTGATGGTAGCCACTCCGCAATATCCTGACCGCCAATCGCATATGGGATCATGCACACAGGGCGGTTTGTTTCACGTGCGAGCCGCGCACAAAAATGATAAGGGAAATGATTGCCCGCCTGACCAGTTGGGTAATCGGGACTTTCTTTAAATCCCAACTTCCAACCAGTCGTTTGGCTACCTGTCGTGTGCCGCTCATATGACCAGACGCCTGCCTGAGAGGCGATATCGCCACCAGTACCACTGCTGGAACCCAGGATGTTGGACTGGCCGCTTGCGACAACAACAATTGGCATTCTATCGTTGATGCGGAGCATATCTTCTCGCACAAATCTGCGCCCCTCACCGTCAGTGAACTGAAACTCGTGAGTTGGTTCATAGGAACCTGTGACCAAACGGTAACGCTCGCCTTCGACGACCACCTGCGGCGCTGCAATGTCAGCAGCAGCCGCAACTGAAACCGTCAAATATTCTGGCGTATGATTGGAAGAAAGTGCCTCCAATCCAGCCTCAACTTCACTACCCCAATCCCGAATTTGCGACTTGCTGGGGTTATGCCGCGAACCGCCTTCATTGTCGCGCCAAATACTGGCCGCTCCACCATGTGGATAGGTCATTCTCTTACCTCTCAATTATTGGATATTTAGCGGATGGTTGCTGTCACAAAACCAGTAACAAATCATCCTGTCAGGCATTCTGAACCGGCTGCTGGATAGCAACAGCCAGGTTCGTCCCCCCCATGCGTTCGCGCCTAAATCAGCGTCAGATTGACAGGGGTGCTTTCTGGCGACCGCTCCGCAGCTACATTGGCCGCACGGACTGTCCAGCTATGGTCCCCAGCCCCAGCATCATCATTCAAAGTTACTTGCGCGCCTGCTTCAGTGATGACCTCGCCCACAAGAACCTCATTTCGCAGAATTTCAGACTTCCATAGCCCCGCGCTGACGGAGGCCGTGAAACTCACCTCAGCAGTTCCCCCACCGAGATCTGCCACAGACAGTCCAGCCGGAACTGCCGGTGCCGTATTCTGCGCCCCCGCAACCACCATTTCCTCGGAAACAAATGCCCCCACAGCCTCGCCAGCCGTAATCCAGGCAAGGCGGACATCATAACCCTGCCCCTCAGAAAGGCCCGGCAACAGAGCCGTGGTTGCACCACTACTCAGAGAAACATTCTGCCATTCTCCATTCCCGGCCAGTCGATATTCCAATTTCGGGCTAAGGCTCTCATACGGAGGGGCATTCCACGCAACACCAATACCCGCAGCAAACGAAACATTGTCAATCTGCACTGCCATTGGCGCTGCGTTAAACCCTGTCGGAACCGGGATCCCTTCAGATCCCGAAATATGCCGATAGCTTGGAGCAGTTCCCTGCTCTGCCAGCGTCTGTGTAAAAGAGGATCGCTGTATCTCAGACAAATGATACGTAATGGTCAGCGTTCGCGGATCGACCGGACGCTTTTTCACGCGATAGATACCCTTCAGACCATATTCAGGCACATCCACAGCCACCACCGGTTCATACAACCCCGGCAGTGCGGACGGCTTGCACTTCAGAACCAATTCTGAGCGCGGATTGTCCCGCTCCATCATGATTTTTGTTACCGCCCGGCACTGACGGTGACTTGGGGCAGAGATGAACGGCTGTGAGGTGATTTCCCCCTGCGCGGAAATCCTCTCCTCATCACGCCATGGATCGCCCGCAATCTGCGTAAAGTTCAGCTTAGGGTCTACATATTCAAAGGCGCTCACATTGTAGCTGCGAACCGCATCTGATCCAACTTCCAGCGCATAGGACAACACATGCTTTGTCCGAATTGTAAAACGGGGTTCATACCATTCCCCAACCCGCAGCCCGAGCTTCCCTTCAGGCGTCACATAGTTTTCGCCAGCACAGGCCCCAAGGAAGCGCTTACGCACATTCAGTGGCTCTTCATTCAGATCGTAAGTCCCCGCAAAGCGATAGCGGGGCTCCACACCGCCCCCAACGACTGGCACTCCCTGATCACAAACATCAGCAGCACGAGCATAAGACGGAACGTCCACCAGGCCTGCCAGACCACCACCATCGGGCGATTGCTCCCAATCCAACGCGCAGAGTGCAAGGTTGTCCGAATACGCCCGGATGCCCGTGCGCGGATCTTCCACCAGTGAGGTTTTAGCAACCACCTCCAGCACTGGCTCCCGGTTCGGGAACATGGCGTTAAATTTATCAAGCGCAGGCGCTTCTGCGATCAGCAGGCTTGTCGCAAGACCATCAAGGCGATGATCCTCACTCCATTCCGGGAACGCTGCGGAAATTTCAGGATAGTGCGTGGACGGAACCAACCCGGATCGGCTCAGCAGACGCACATAACTCCGACGCCTGGTCCCGGAGTTCGCATCCCCGATAATTCCAACAAGTTCATCTGTGGTATATTGCCCATTCTGAACGAACCCATCTGCCGCGAGAGCGACCAACCCTTTGTCCAGATAGAAACCTTCAATCTCTGCAAACTGACCCTGACCATGAACGATGATCCGGTAAAGCTTGCCTTCCTTCGCCAGCGTCAACACATAAGCATAGCCCATACGCACGCGCCCATAGTGCTTTAGCCGCGGCTGCGTGGTGCCGACGGCGTTCACCTTGATGCTTTCAGGTCCGATTGAAGGGATGTCAGGAGCAAACAACTTCGACGCAACTGCATTGAGAGCAAGCCCGCCCGCGATGCTGACCAAAGACCCGCCCAAAGTCAGCCCACCGGCAGCGGTGAACAATGACAGAGCGCCCCCAAACTTAAACACCGGGAAAACAAATGCTAATGCTTGCGGCAAAGGCTCCACCCCTCTATCAGTTCATACTCTTCGGGCATCACCATCCCGCAATTCTCCGATTTCAGGACGATCCGCCCCGCTGACAAAACACCGCAGTAAGTCACTCGCCCAATGCGAACGACAGCAACGCCGTTTTGTGTTTCCCCTGTCGGGAAATCCTTCATCATTTTCTTGCAGAGGTTCGCGAGCCCACCGGATTGCAGTAGCAAGTTGCGCGCACCCATCCAGTCGGAATAGCTGCCCCGAAATCGGGAAGCTGGATCTTCTCCGGTTGCGCGCAGAACCAGAGCAGCACACCAAAGCGCGCAATCATTCTCACCCCACTCAAACGGAGTCTGAGCGGTTTCAGCCAGGAAATCTGCAATCATCAGCTATTCAGCCAATCTACCGCTTCTGAAACTGCATTCGGCACTGCTTCCAACCCTCGATCACCCGGATGTCGCGCTTTCTGATCCGCATCAGTCAGTTTTCCGGAGGGCGGTGTCTGCTGCCCCACCAAAATACTTTCTGCATCGATCCTGAACACCACAGGCTTCCCCCATTCTACGCTAAGATGAGGCTTTGACATGCGACCGACATGGAGCACAAACGGATCACCGCCCGGCTCTCCATCCTGAAAAATCTGGACTGAAAGTCTGGCGATCCGTCGCTCATATTCTTCAGATAGATACATCAGTTCAGCCAATTGCCCGATGCCGTTTTTTGCCCCTTCATCAATCAGATCCCATGGGAGTGAGAGGGTGTATTCCATCACCGGGGCGAGATCTTCAGAACCACCGGAAGGAGCGGAAAGATCGACAAGCTTCCCCAATCCCTTCCATTCACGTCCACCAGAAACAAAGCCAACATTCCGATTGGACATGTAGAGCGTTTCAGACAGAAACTGCATTTCGCAGCAAAGGGCAAAGTCAACGCTCTCCGCCTCAATCGCAGCCAGAAACGCCGCCGGATCGGATTGAGCATCCAGAAGGATTGTCATCGCTGAAATACCTCCGACACTTCAAAGCTGATACCCTTCAGGAAACGCTCATAGTCAGCAGCACCGCGCCCACTCTGATCATCTTTCATCCTCACGATGATCTCCGGGCGATCCGTTTCCAGAACCTGCCCCGACACCAGCGCCTTGCGCAGCGGCGGATTGAATTTCAACACCCCATCCTGATTGCTTTCAATTCGATAGAGAAACCCATCAACAGAAAAGTACGTTCCCACAGGCATTTTGCGCCCGGCAATATTTCCAGTCACAGCGGTGGACGCGCCTTCCGGGGCAGCAGCCACCAGCGCAGCGGGTTCATAAACAGGCAATTCAAATCCCGTTCCATCGTCAAACACCGTGCCATCATCAAAAGGCTCCCAGCCCTGATCAATCACGCTCTGAGGGTATCCAAGCGATGCCCAGAACTCAGCGTCAGATCCATTGAAACGATATGCATAGAGATTACACACCGGCACACGGAAAGCGTTCACCCGGCCACGAAGCTGATCAATGAAGGCCCGGAACTTTGGAATGTCCGGACCCCAGATTTCATTCAGAGTAATTTTCGCAACCCAACGGCGGTTTTCCACGCCAACAATCTGCTCTTCACCGTCAAGGCCAACGCCACCGCTGTGACTATCCCCGAGAAGAAACCAATCCACGGAACGGATATATGGGCCTTCCGGCCAGTCAACGATACGCATCAGCCCAGTCGCTCCTGTTGCTTGGCCGCAAGGCGGTTCCCTTCCTGGAAGATCTGCACAGAAACCTCTGCACCAGAGGCAGCGCCAGCCTGCGCACCGCTGTCGCGTGCAATTGCTGCAAGCTTGCCATCGTCATCGACAAAAACACTCAGAGCAACCTCACTGCGCTGCCTGCCAACCGGCACCACGTTCAGTTGATCAGAGCGAACCGGGCTTCCTACATACCCACCATCCGCGAACCCCGGTAGATTACCATTCCGGATCGCAGCCAATCGCCCAACCCCAATTCTTGATGTCGAAGCCTTGTCGAAAACATACTCGCCTTTGTGCACGACACCTGCTGGCTCGTATTTTCCACCCGGCCCGGTGTAACCACCATCTGCAAACCCTAAGAGCTTGCCGATCCCGCCGAGCAAGGTATTGCCTTCACCACCAGAAAACAGACTTGTTATGAGATCATTGATCCCGGAATTGACAATATCGGCCGCGATCCCGGCGAGAACACCTTTGAAACCTTCACGCAGGCTTTTGCCTTCCAGAAGCGCCTCTGAAAGGCTGTCAGCAATGCCATCAATCCCCTTTTCGAGCGCCCGCTGATTGATTTCATTGCGCTCATATTCCTGCGTGAGACGTTCAACCTCACCGCGCTGCTCTGCGATCACTTCCCGGACAGTTTTGCCCGACGATGCAATCCGGCGATCCAGATCAAGGTTCTTTTCCCTGGCGAAAGTGAGCAACTCCTGCTCTGCTCTCAGCCCGGCGATTGCAGATTTTGACAGGCCAAGCTGGTCAACCTGCGCATTCAGCGAGGTCGTTTGTTCTGTGATCCGGTCAAGGAAGTCCTTCGCTGCATTCGTATCGCGCTTGCCCGCAGACCTCGCCTCCTGCGCCGCGTTCTGTTGAGCCTTCTGCCATGCCTGAAGCGCCTGTGTATTCCGCACAGCAGCCTCAGCATTCTCCACATGCTCCCGACGCTGCTGAGCCAGAGCTTCTGTCAGGTCATTGTCCGCCCCAGATACATCACCGACACCGGCATCAAACCGCGCGCCAGCCAGCGCACCGGCTGTTCCGACCTCATCACCACGATTATCCAGGCGGATCTGGCTTTCCTGCAGAGAGGTCAGACTCTGATTGGCCAGACGGGCCGCATTCCCAACCGCGCGTTGAAGCTGATCCGCCAGAGCAGAAGCTGAGTTGGTCGCGCCGGTGAAGTCGATCCGGGTGCTGGAATTTGAGAGCTGATCTGCTGAGTTCGCAGATTCTTCCATATCTTCGGAAAGTTGCTCAATCGCTTCCGCTCCGTCATCAAGAGCGTCCTCGATATCCCGAATATTCTGTTCTGCCTTCACTGCATCTGTGATCAATGCAACCAGTGACTGATCCACGTTCTCCCGAAGATATTCACCTGATTTTGCCGTATCAAAGAGCTTATTCTCGAGACTTAAGAACGCAGCACTCAACTGTTCCGGCCCAACCGCCTGACCAATGTTGTTGAGTTCATCCTCAAACCCGCCGAGTTGCTGCGCCAAAGCTTGCAACCGTTCTCGTGCGGCATCCAAGTCTACGGTCTCTGGAGCGAGCCGAGCCACACGGATCTGCTCAATTGCCCGAAAAACTTCATCACCTGCAGACATCAGGCGCAACATCAATTCAGAGGTTTCACCCAACCCCTGCCCTTCATCACGGATCCGCTTCAAGCCATCGTATACGCCTTGCAGCATGGAGCTATCACTCCCCTGCTCCGCGATTTTTTCAATTTCATTTCTCAGATACCCGAGAACCGCCGCGTCAATCTCGGCCCCATCGAAAAACCCTACGCCCTGAATGTCATCAAGAACTTCCTGTCTGGCCGCTTTGAATTCCTGTAACGAGGCTTGCAGACCAGCTCTTGATTGCGTGAGCATCTGCTGTGTCGCAGCACTGATTTTACCACCCAGTTGGTCCTGCTCTTCACCCGCCTTCCTGGATGCCTCCGCATATTTCTGCAGTGCGGTAACAGCGTCGCCACCCGCCTCTTCCAAATTTCTCACCTTATCTGCACTATCTTCGCTGAAGGTCTGCAAGGCGGTCAGTCCGATAACGACAGCGCCAAGAGGACCACCCATCAAGCCAATTGTTCCATTCAGGAGAGACAATCCACGTGAGGCCAACGATGCGCCTGCACCGACAGAGCGAAGCGCCGCCGCGCTGACAAGCAAAGCTGGTATTGCGCGCGCCAGTGAGTTCAGCAAAACCGGACCCAAGAATTTTGCCCCCAGCGCTACACCCGCCGCTGTTGCAAACTCGAGATTTTCCGCGAGGAACTCCAACGCACCAGCCATCTTATCGGTGATCCCAATCGCGTCATCACCGTTCCCGATGTATTCGGTCAGGGCGTTGCGCAGCCGCTGAAAGCCGTCACCGATTGTGGCATTGGTTTGCGCGAATGCAGCCTCAATCGGCTGCTGAGCGTTCAGGATTGCCCGGAACACCCGATCCGCAGTCAGCTTCCCTTCAGCGCCAAGTTCTTTCAATCCGCCGATGGTCGTGCGGAATTCGTCTGCAATGGCCTGAGCGATCAGGGGGGCATTCTCACGCAGCGACCGCAGCTCATCCCCTTGCAGAATGCCGGAGGAAAGGCCCTGAGCAAGCTGCAGAATGCCAGCCGCCTGCTCAGACACAGCAGCGCCCCCGGCCTTAAATGCCTTATTGGTGATTTCCGTGGCCCGCGCGACCTCTTCCTCACTTTCCGCGACGTCTTTGGTTGCGCGCAAAAGCTTCGCATAAAGATCCGCAGTTTCAGTGATACCGCTGCGGGTTTCATCCGCGATGTTGTTCAGATCTGAAAGGGAACGCGCTTGCCGTCCGGAAACCTGCGATGCGGCTGCAATCTTGTTCTCTGCCACCGTCCAGGCATCGGCGTATTGCACGATCTCACGCGCCGACAAAGCCGACGCCACAGAGACACCCATGGTCAACGCGGATCGCGCTGTTCGCTCAAACTGCCGTTGCAGCTTCGCGTTCATATTCGAGAAAGACGTTTCGATATTATTCGCGTTGCGGGTGGCCGTACGCGAAGCCTGCCGCATCTGCTTTTCAAATGTACGCTGCGTGGCCTCAAGGCGCACGACCAGACGTTCTACATCTGTTGACATTCAACACCCACGACCATCCCGCCTGAAAATTCAGGCAGGACATGCGCTCCATAAAGTTAGAATTGAGGAAACCTGTTCGGCTTCAGGTTCAGCCGTTACCCCAGGGGCAAGCGGCAGAGGCATCCAATTGACTGGCCACCACGGGGTTGCTCAGATCGCTCTCGCGAAACCACATCCGGACCCCGTCATTGAAATCAGCGAAGAGATAGACTTCGATTCGGCTGGTGCGCTGCCCCACCTCGATGCATTCACATTTTTCGCCCTGAGGCATGAGTGAGATCGTTCGCGCAACCCGATCAATCATCGGATTAATCTGTTTCTTCACCAGCTTATCGCCCCATTTCCGGAACGCCCACGCATCTGCTGGATTTGTCTTGCTGTAACGCACACCAACCATCAGGCACCTTCAATTCCGTATGCTCTCAGTTTTTCAAGAGACATGGGTTTCGGTTTTGGTTTCTTTCCGCCGTGATACTCGCCGTGCGCTTCGCAGCAGGCTGTAAATTCACGCAGGGACATCTTATCCAGGTTAGAAAAAACGCCGAGCTTCCACGCCGTTTTCGTAATTTCCTTGAAATCCAGTGTCAGGGGTTCTGAAGGATTTCCCCCGTCGCCTCCCCCGAGGCGGTGTCACCCTCATCCGGCCAGCCATTCAGCGCAACAGACAGAACCGCAAATGCCGTCACTGCAAGTGCGTTCAAACCGTGATCCTCATATAGATCCCGGACCTTTGCCACCGCTGACTGTTGCTCCATGCCACCGCCCTGCAATCCCAGCGCCAGAGTCGCGACAACATCGGAGACCTTAAACTGACTTGACGAAAGTCGCTGATGGATCAGGCCGACACCATCACCGTCACAGCGACTTTGAAGCGCTTCGAGTGAAGATAGCGGGAGAGCAAAAGCATGCTCTCCGCCCACCCATTGAAGAGTATCAGCCTTCATCAGGATTTCAGTGTCCGCTCGAGGCCGCCAGAGTATTCCAGCGAAACGCTTTCAGTCTGGGGCTGACCTTCCACATTACCGACACCATCAAGCGTCAAACCAGTGAGCAGCGCCACACCGTCATAACGCTCCACTTCACCGGCAATCGCATTCGGGAAATGAATGCGCGTACGCAGTTTTTTCTGGTTCAGCGCCCAATCGCTGGTGTGCAGATGCGTTGCAGCGGTCCAGGTCGCATCCATGCTGGCTGTGACATTTTGCGCGCCATAGTTCTTCTGGTTCTGGATCGGCAGACCCCAGTTATCGCAATCCCCCACTTTCTGCGAGGTTACTTCATTGGTGATCTGCAGGTTGAAGCCGGTGGCACCGCACCAGTTCGTATATACACCGGGAAGATTGACCGGGTCGAATTCGACCTGAACGACAATATCTCCGCGATCTCCGGTATCTGGTAGCGACATGTTGAAGCTCCTTTAATTAGAAAGGCGCTGCTTCAACAACGCCTTGTGTGATGGCCATCAGGCCGAAATTGTGATTTCTGTGCGGGTCAGGTTTTGGCAGCTTTGCCTGTCTTTGACTTGTCGACATAAACTGCACCCAGCTTCACCAGTTCTTCGCAGGCTTCGGCCGGAAAATGCGAAACCTCGCCCATATCTGGGCGGATGGTCCAGCTGTGTTTTTTGCCCGCTGGGGCATAGGTCAGTTCTGTCTCTGTTTTAATCGTCGCCATTGGCTTGCTCCTGGATGATGGCCTGAACTGTAATCACGCCATGATTGGTGATCCCGTCTTTATCCCGCCTGACACGCCCTGCGGTCGCGGTGACATTGGTGATCCGGTGAACCGGCGAATGCGCCGGAATGAGGTGTAAGGCTTTTTCAACGAACCAGCTAAGCTGCTCGCATTCCGCTTTCGGCTTCTTGTCGCTCCATACATGAAGCGTCAAAATGTGCTGGGCCTGGCGAATGCAGGCTGCGCTCTGATCAATGCGCTCGCCATCGCCAAGGGTGACATAGACCGCGCCGGGATTCGCCGGGACATTGTCATGCACCCCGATAGCGATGCTCATCACATCAGGATCCTGCGACAGCGTTTCCCAAACATATTCCCGAAATACGACTGCCGGCGCTTTCATCTTGAACCCTCCTTGAGACCCCTGCGAATGGCCCGCGTGACGCGCGCTTTTCCTGCGCGCCTGTGCAGACGGTAAGCCGGAAAGAAAAACGGCTGCGGCGGGTTATCTTTAGTCCCGAATTCCACCCAGCGGGCATAGAACGCTTCTCCGCTCTCATTGGTTTTCCCAGCGAAAACGGTGATCACAAGCTCCGAACTGCCCCCCTGGATCGTGCCAACTGAGACTGCGCCATCCGGAATTTCCGTACCCCAAACCCAACCAATAGAGGCCAGAAGATCGCCCTCATCTTCCGGGACGAAAGCTTCCGCCGAGGCTACGAATTTATCCGCCCATACTGCCATCGCAGAACGTGTGTGTTTGCGCACCGCCTGGGGGATTGTCCGGGTCAGCTTTCTATCCAGCGACTTAAGACCCTTCACCATCAGCGGCCAGCCTTTACGTTGCCATCAGCGCGAAATTCGAGGTTCAGGCGATTATCTGACAGAATAGGGAACTCACGAATATTGAACTCCATGCCGCCCATCTCAGCCTTCCAGTCAGGTCCGATCTGCTCTGTGTCACTGTCATAAAGAACCGTAAAAATTACCGGACGCTTGGCTTCAAGCCTTGCGGCCTGCACTTCCTCGCCCCCTCGAAGGTTCAGAACCCCGGTCCAGCGGGTAAACTCTTTTTTCCAGCCCTCTTCTGTCCCGCCAGAGCCGTTCTGGATCTCGACAGGGCTGAAGAAGGTGACGCGTTTGTCACGGTTCACTGACTTCATTTTTGCCCCCAATCAAACGCTGAAATGGATCAGCGGGCCGATCATGGCGGTTACAGCGAAAGGCAGCTCAGTTACTCTCTCCCCAGTGGCCACACCTGGGCGGTTTTCAAACCAATCAGCCACAAGGAAGCGCACGGCCTGTTTCAAGCTGGCCGGGACATCAGCCTCGGTCTCCCAACCCGCCCAGAATGTCAGGAGGATCTCACCCGACAGCTCCGGCAGTGTCGTCAGATCGATGCAATCCCCAACCTGAACGATTTCCGCGTCAACAGATACAAGTGTGCCGTCAGGTTCACGGCGCTCGATGGCGAACTCCCGGCAGTCGGGAAACGGTAACATCAGCACATTGCGAAAGCGCGATACCGGGTACGCCCATTTCTGACGCAAAATGCAGCGCCCGAGACGACCCGTGTATCCATCGAGGTAGTCCACTGCTGCCCGCTCAAATGCTTCGACCAGCGCTTTCTGATCCTCGGTATCAAGGCGGCAGTGCTGGCCAAGCCCATCCACGCCATCAAAAGCAACGAGCGGCGTGGCAGGAGGTGAAAGGCGAAACGGCCTGATCACTTTTCAGCGGCCTTGGCTTTGTCAGCGGCAGCTTTGTCAGCGGCAGCTTTGTCAGCGGCAGCTTTGTCAGCGGCAGCTTTGTCAGCGGCAGCTTTGTCAGCGGCGCTGGTTTGATCTTCGTCCAAACCAAGCGCCTCACGCACGATATCTGTGTCTGATGCGTTGAGGCACCCAAGATCCAACGCAGCCTGGGCAGCAACAGAGTTTGCCTCAAGCTCATCGTCCGGACCAAATGAAGCAGGATATGCCGAGCCGGGCACAACCGCATGGAATGCTTTGATAGGTTTTACGGTCATAAGATTCTCCAAAATTGAACCCTGCGGAGATTGTCCGCAGAGTTACTTAATGTTCAGTCGTTACGCTTATGCGGCGATTTTCAGGAACTTCACCGCGTCATCATTGGTAGGGGCACCACCGAGACGCTGACGAATGTGCCACTTAACGAAGCCCGGCTTCGTGATCTCATCGCGTGTCACGCGCAAATCATGACGCTCAACCAATGTGTAAGCCTTCTGGAAGTCGCCAAAGGCAATGGGCGTCGCGTTTGCAGCTACACCAGGCATAGCTTCAGCCGTCGCGACGGCATAACCCAACAGAGTCGCAGGTTGCCCCGCAGCAAGGCTATCGGTCCAAAGGAAACGACCATCGCCGTCTTGCATTGTGCGGATTTTTGATGTCGTCAAGGAGTTCATCAGGAAGCGCCCATTATTGCGATACTGCGCCTTGGTCAGGTAAATCAGCTCAACCAGCTTGGCCGCATCGCCAACTCCCGCAGCAGCACCCGAAGCCAGGAACTGGAACACCTTATCGGCGCGTGCACCATCCGCATCCGCGACAGGCGCTGTGCCCAGCAGACCGATAGGCTTTTTGACGCCATCACCTGCAATCACCGCCACATCACGTGCATTCGCAAAGGAGGTCCGGGCCGAATTCACAAGCCAATCTTCAATGTCGAAGAAAACGTCGTCCAACTGTTCTTCCTGAGCCTCTGGATATGCGTACACTGTACCCATAGTTGGCTCCACTTCGTAGATGCCCGGCTTATCAGTTTGCCCGCGCGGATCACCCGCCCCGACCCAGCCAAAACCCAGACCACCTTTATCCACGATTTCCTTATAATCGCTGGTACCAACACGCACGACCTTCACCAGACCAGCCATAACACTGTCATCGCTTGTTTTGCTCTGAATGGTCTGAGCAATTAGCGTAGGCACTGCTACACCGGATCCGGAGCCTGCCGCAGAGCCAAGCGACTTAACTTCTGCCTCATCGGCTGCCCGTTTCAGCTCAGCGACACCCTGACCACGAATATAGGCTTCGAAAGCAGATTTATGTGCCACCTGATCTTCGTCTGGACCATCATCCGCCCCGGCACCCCGGCGACCAGATTTGAGCGCGGCCTCTTCCGCCATCTCTTTAGCCTCTTTCAGCTCGGCCTGATACTCTGCTTCTTTGGCCTGGCGTTCTTCCAAACCCTTGGTCACCAGATCTTCCAGTTTCTTTAAAGACGCCTGATCGACAGCATCGTCCTTCAGGTTCTTGACCTCCTGGCGGATGAGTTCAGTGTTTTTACGATCCTCAATGATGAGGTCTTTTACTTCTGCAAGTGTTGGCATGCCATTTCTCCTACGACAGCGAATTTATGAGGCTGGATGCCTGAAGGGCCTCCAGCAGTTCAGAAAAGTCCTCATTGCCCGCGTCCCGCAGGGCCTGAACACCTTTGTGGCCGTCACGCATCAACGCCTGACGAACCGTCCGAGACATACCTGCATCCCGCAAGGCCTTCTCAAAGTCCCGTTCCGACATCAATGCAGCCTTTACAGCGTCAATCGTTGTCTCTGGGTTCATTGGGAAGGTCACAAGTGACACCTCCCAAAGTTCTGCTTTTTCGATAACCCGAACTCAACGATCATCGATTTTCGCTTCACGGGATTTCAGTGTTTTATAACCAATAGAAAGCCCATCAATAGCACCGGCTCTAACAAGAGCCGTCGCTTTTCGTCCTTCATCAACATCAGCTAGAATGTGCCCCTTGACCCATACCCCCTGATCGTCTTCTTTGACTTCATCCCATACGCCGATGGGTTCATGCGGATTGTGCTGCCAGAGCATTTTTACCTTCGGCCCGCTCTTGAGACTTTCTGTAAAAGCACCGGGTTCAACAACATCGTAACCACGATCCACGTTCCCAAAAACTGCTCCATATCCTTCGATGACACCGTCTTTTACAGACTTGAATTCGGAAGCAATGCCACCTTCAGCAAAGGCACCATCAGATTTGAATTCACGATAACTCAGCTGATTACTCATCGGCATTTCCGGCATCCTTTTCAGCTTTTGGGTTCGGGTTCGTCAGCAAAGCAAATGCAGGGTCATCGCTGACTTTATCTGTCGGTAGGTTTTCAAATTTTGCGACCGTCAGAGGCGACACCGCACCTACGGTTCTGAGAGCCATATAGAGTTTTCCTCGCGCCTCAGGATCGCCCTGAAGCAAGCCTTGCAATGCGACATCACAAAGGTATCCGTCCTTTATCAGACCTGTACCAAGAACATCTTTGTCAAACGTCAATCGGAACCGCCTGCTCCAGGGCTGCACACAATCCTCAACATGCGTTCTGTTTGACGCATAGAGACTGGCGTTATTGTGTTCCGTAAGCGCATGCATCAATCTGGCGGGCTGTACTCGATAGGCCCCGGCCACCTGTGTAATAACCCTTGAATAGGTTGCATCCTGCTGCAGCTCTTCGGGCGTCATACTCAAGCGCACATAATGCAGCGCCCCAAGATCAAGTGGCATAATGCCACCATCACCGGAGGGGCCAAAATACTGCTTTATTCGTGACACGAAAGTGCTTGCCCGCTCCTTACTATTCAGCCCTTCAGAGCTGATGATACCGTTTGCCCGCCCGGCTTTACGTGCCAGGCTCAGCATCATCGCATCAAGACGGCGAGCCAATTCAATCGATTGACGAGCTACCTGTGTCACATTCAGACCGAGCTGCGGCCCACGCAGAACCATGAGATCTTCTCGTGATACCTTCTCAAACTGACCGTTCTGAAATTTTACCGTCCATTTATTTTTGTCACAACGCCACGCACCGTGCGGAATTGGCGTGACCTCACGAACCCTGCCCCCCACGCGGTTCAAATGAACAACGCCAGTTCCATGCAATGCCGCTGAAGCAATAATCGCCTCGATCCACTCCATTGATGTGAAGCCATCATCATACTCATTCGCGGGTTTGCCTAACCGACTGAGAACGAGATGTTCAGGAGCATCATGGGCAACTTCATCGCCGGTGTCTGTGCGCAAGAGCAACTTTGCCGGCAGCTTAGCAACGTCTTCAGAGATCACTCGCACTGCGGCAAAAACAGCGACAACGCCGAGCGCCTTCTCTGGTGTGATCCTCATCTGAGAGAAACCACCTGAAACACCTTCATCAATTGCATCCAGAATGCGCGCATCAACTGAAGACTTTCGCGATAGAAATCCCCACATTAGAACAAGACCTCATCCATATCTAAGAGCAATGACCCGCTTCCGGATGGGGTTGGGTTTTTCGCCATCAACTGCGCCGCGTTAAGCAGGCCGATGACGACATCAATCTTTGCTGCACCAGCCAGCTCCTTCGTAATATATTGGTTTGATCTTTTCAGTTCGACACGCGCATTGCCCACAGACCATGCAAAGATGGGTTGATTTGACGGCCGCATAATCTTTGACTTCAACCGCAACGGAATGGATCTGATCGCAGTCTGAAGCGCCCAACCCTGCGTTACACCCGTCACGAAGGGCTGCTCATGCTCAGCCAGCTCAAGTTCATTCAGGAGTTCCGGAAGCCCAGCCACATCGAGGCCCACAGCTTCTTCCTCTGG